ACCTATGACATAGAGCACATCACTTTTATAAATTTTTCTCCAGTCTGTCATTTGTCTTCCCGACTAGAGCGTGATGGTGTTGGTCACAATTTGTTTACGTGTTATCGCAGATTTTCTTTAAAACACATAACCTATATCCGATTTGCTTACGGATCTGGTGGTGATGGCCACAGTGATCGACAGTGCTCTCCCGCTTCAGGGACACTATGCTTGATCTGGCCTAGACGAATACTCAGCTCATCAGAGCTCTCTCATTACTAATTTACCTGAGACTGTTTCTCTGATGAGGGTCCTGGCTTCTGATTTGTTTGCGATGTAGATTGCCAAACACTTCCTGTTTCCGATTAGACTGGCTGCTGTAGAACTACTCTGCAATTTCCCAACAATGGTGTCGATGTAACTCTTTATGGATATATCCCAGAGTAATTTCCTCTTAATTTCTGATAGATTTTTGGTTGATTCAATGTCTTTGACTATAGCATCGTCCACATGATCGTAGGCACCACGATTCGCTGTCTCAATTAGCGCGTTCGTCGATGTTGAAATGATCTTTGCTTTAGCTGTGTTTTCGAACCTCCTCAAATTTAGACACCTTAACTTAGTCCTAAAGGATGTAGGGTTCCTCAAGATGGATTCAGGGTCCATATCTCTGACTCCTGCGTTTAAGTACAAGTTGGCCATCCTCGCGTACTTAGGGAATCTATGGCATATCATCTTCATATTGGCTATCCCCGCTTGCATCGAATTGAAGCTCTCGTTTGTTGATATCCCATATAGGCTATTCACTCCGAACCCACCAAGACCAACCGGGATAAATGAGGCAAAAGCCAACCTGTCAATCTCATGCTTGGTAGCCTTCTTGAGTCCCCAACGCTTAAGGGTCTTGACAATTTCATAGATGTATTCATAGTATGCTAGAATGTGGTCGCTACCACTCTGGATGGCACCTCTCGCAGCTGATGCGTGAGCCATAAATTCATCCTGGATGGTAGGTATGGCAACTTCTTGCTGTTTCCCAATCCTCATGAATGCTTTAGCCCCCGGAGTAACTTCTACACCATCATAGAACACTCTGTTGAGGTACTGTGTCATAACCCTACTTACGAAAGTCTTGTCCCAGCTAATCTTCTGGCCTGCAAAGCTATAGACTCTATCAAGGACTTTGGTGACTGCTCTCACATTAGATCCATCACTATCTATCTTTACGTCAAGTCGAAGCAATCCATCGTCAATCAGAACCTCAAGCCCTCCTGCACCTTGAGCCAATCCCAGCTGCTTCAGCTTATAGACAGCATAACCCATAAGGTCTGCATGGGCAGCAGTGTTCATCCTTCCATGGAACCCCTCAAGATCATTTCCGACCATGTTCCAAGAGTCATTCACGTCAAACTTCTTGAAGTTTAACGAGGTTTCTGTGAAGACTTTAATTGTTGCATCAAATTCATCTTTCCCGAACACATGAGACCAAGACATCATAGCGCGCTTCTTGAATTCGATGTTCTGTTTAGGGGAAAACCCATCCAAGTCGAAAGCAAATAAGGTTGAGATGAAACCATTTGTTATTGTTGGAGTCG